CAGTTTCTCCACCGAGTACCCCGAACAGATAGATATCTTCTCGAGGGGGTTGTCTGCGGTCATCATAACCTGGAGTTCTCCGAGTGAGAGGTCAGACCATCGGTGCGGGAGTTTGAGTTCCATCATTCTAATAACTTGATTTGTTTGGTTTCCTTATCCAAAATGGAATGCGTGAAAAATGCGTGAATTTTGCGTGTTTGCGTGAATCGTGCGGGTAGCCCGAAAGTTAGGGCAAAAAAAAAGCCCCGTGAGGGGCTTCTGTTAGATTGCTTTAGCTGCGAGCTTTGCTATTGTGTCGAGTCCTTGCTTGCTGTACAGTAGCTGTTGAGTTTTTTCTACTGTTAGACCTTCATCGAAACAAGCGTCTGTAAATTGTTTGCAAGCCGCTTGAATTATTGCGGTCATGTTTACATTGCTAAGCTCCTGTTTTGCTGTTTCTAAGTTTGTCATGGTGTGTTTGTTTCGTTTGATGTCTCAAAGATACGCAATTCTTTTAGTTATCCAACGCTAAAACACATTTTTTTTATTTTTTCTTTTCTACCCGATAGCATAAGAACCGAAGTTCGGGTTCGTTTGGTTGAATGTGATCGCGTACCTCATCGCGTCGATCGCGTGGTTGAATGAATCGACAGGTTCGTTCAATTGCTTGCCGTTCTTGTCTTCCTTCCATTTGTAATTGCGAAGCTCCCGGATGAGGTTCACACTCCGAGCCGTGACAAGAAGCGGTCGCGAATGGAGGAATTGGATTCCGTTCTTGACGCTATCCTTTCCCTTTCTTGCTCCGTGAGTATTGAATCCGTGAGCGTGTATCTCGTCGATGCTCTTTGGCTCAGCGGAGTCACATATGACAACATCCGATCTATTGACTTGATTATCTCGGAGGACTTTTGATATATCCGAATTAGTGAGTCTTGTCGCGTAGCAAAGTTCGTCGACCGCGAAGCCGTGTCCGTCTGTATAGACTCGGACGATTGCGGTTGGGTCGTTTGTATATCCGAAGTCGAGTCCGATGTTGAGGAGTTTAAATTCATTGGGTATCTGGTTTATTTCTTTCCAGTGGGTGAAGATGGTAGCTTGTGAGGTGCCTCGTTCTCCGAGACCGTATACTTTCCAAAAGTTCTCGTCTGCTGTTTTAAACCGCTCAATCTCCATGACCACACTTTGAGGGAGGAACGGGTTGTCTTTGTACGTGGTTCGGAAGAACTCTGCGTCTTCTCGTGGGATGACTTCTTCATAGATCCAATGAAATTCGTCTGATGGGTTATAATCTAAAAGCACCCTCCCTGTTGTTCGGAGGAGGAGTTGCCGCCAATCTTCGAGGTTAATCTCGTTGGCTTCGTTAATGAATAGAACGTCTCGCTTGCGTCCTCTGACCTTCTGCGGTTGGTCGATGCTGATGAACTCAACCATGTTCCCCCAGAGTTGATACGTTGCATCGCTCTTGTTGTGGAGGTCGGGGTTATAGATGTCTTCATTGTTGAGTATCTCGAAGAAGTCTCTCATCGCTGTTGCTCGAAGTGCTGGGAATGTCTTTCGGCATATCGTGATGACCAGCCCCGAGTTCTTATGACAAAGCTCAATGAGTGCCGTTAGGATGGAGTACGTCTTCCCGGAGCGTGTCCCGCCCTGGTGGATTTGAATCTTCGACTTACATTCTTTGACGTGGTAATATGTCGCGGGGAGTTTATTCATCCAACCATGAGAGCGGCTTCTTCTCTGTTACCTCTATCTCTTGCCGTTCGATGTAACCGCGCTTTTTGCCTTTAGTCTTGAGGAAGAAGATTGTCGCGGCTGGGTTGCCTTCCTTTACCAGCTTATAAAGGTGAGATTCTGCGAAGTCCAGAACGCTGTCTTGAATGGAGTCAACCGCTTTCTTGTATTCCGGGTCATCCTTGATCCATTGGTAGTGAGTCGTTCTTCCGAGGTCTACCATCTTACAAGCGGTTGACACGATGCCCAACGATTTCTCAAGAGCCTCGAGCATGGCTTCCTTTTTAGGGGTGTTCCGATTGTTCACTTTTACTGCTTCCATAGCTCTGCCTTTTTACCGGTGAAGTCCTCCCATCGCTTCACAATTACGTCGCAGTAAGCGGTGTCAATTTCCATCATTCGGCAGTATCGAGAGGTTTTATCGCAAGCAATGAGGGTAGTGCCTGAGCCGCCGTAGAGGTCAACAACTATGTCGCCAACTTTACCCCATCGTTCAAAAAACCATTCAGCGAGACTTATAGGTTTTTGAGTTGGATGCTGCCGCTGTTCATTTGATTCTTTAGCCGTAAAACCAGACCAAAGAAATCGAGCTATTTGACGCTTATGAGAATTAAGAGACCAACAAAGTTCAAAGCCGCTTCCAATGCTTTCATCTAAGTCCTCTTTCTTTTTATCCCACACAATCCAGCTCCCTTCTTTGGGGAGCATTTGACAGTAATAATCTGCCCCCCACCAAAACTGTTCTCGCGCAGAAGCGAAAAATGCCAAATGCCAAGAGGGGTCAAAGTCTTTAAAGTCGCCCTCAACAGGTTTATATAATTTACCCTTTACTTTCGAGGTGGTTGCATAATTTGTATCTAACCTCATGCCATAAGGCGGATCCATATAAACGAAATCCGCCTTCTCTCCGTTCATTAGCCTCTCCACGTCCTCCGCCTTCGTAGAGTCCCCACAGAGTAAACGATGCTCCCCCAAGATATAGAGGTCACCGAGCTTGGTCTTTGGCTCTTCCGGTGCTTCGGGTACTTCGTCGGGGTCGGTCAATCCTTCGACCTCTTCTTCTTCTTCGGGTTGCCATACATCGAGACCCCATTCATCAAGTTCTGTTGCGTCCCATTCGTTCGCGAGGATATCCCAATCCCATTCGCCGAAGCCGACGTTATCTTTCACGATGAACTCCTTCGCCTTGCTTTCTTCCCATGTAGCGACATAGACGGGTGCCTCGGTCAGTCCTGCGGCTTTGGCTGCCTTGAGCCTCATGTTACCACCGAGGACAATCATATCCGGATTGACTACAATCGGACGCGCTTCGAGCATCTCCGGAAACTCCTTTATACTCGTAACGAGCTTCTGGAATTTATCGTCTTTAATTATCCGAGGGTTCGTCGGGTTTTGTTTGATCGCCGAGAGTTTCATTGGCTTGATCGAGGACGGCTTCGAGGGTGTATCTGAATTCATCGTTATGAACTGCTAAGGTGAGGAGTAAAGCCGCGGGATCGTCCCCGGCATGGAGTCGAATTGCTTTATCGTTCTCCGTGATGAGAAGGAAGTTCTTCGCATGGAGGAGGGCTTTTCTTGCGTTTCTCATAGTCTTTAATTGATTCAAATATACGATGAGCGACTTGAGGAACTATTGCGTTGCCGTATGCTTTGATGGATTCTCTTCTCCACTTTGAAAAGGTAATGCCGTCCAATTCTTTGGGAAGCCCATCATCTCCTCCACAAATAGGGGGGACAGTTGGGAACTCTTCCCAGCCTCTTGGCTTACCAAATGATTCAATTCGCTCCGTCTGCTTACTCCGTCCGTCCTTTCTATTGTCGTTCCCGCATTCTGACAACTCGAAGTCGGTGTCGGGAGCATTCCCGCCTCTGCCATTTGTGTTAAATGAATCCCGTACTTCGTGCCGGTCGTTTGGCTGGTGTTCTGCCCGTTTTCGTCCAGTGTTCGTTGTTTGTGGTGGTCTAACGTCTTCACGGTGGGCAACAATCCAAACTCTGTCACGTCGGTGGGGTGCGCCTGTGGCACAAGCTGGAATAATAAACGATTGGACGGAGTACCCAATAGCTTCCAAGTCAGAGTAACACGTTTCGAAAACCAATCCGTCCGACCAACTAACAAGCCCGCGAACGTTCTCGCCCACGACCCAACGGGGTTGACACTCTCCGACAACTCTAAGCATCTCCGGCCACAGGTGGCGTTCATCCTCTGAGCCTTTCCGTTTTCCTGCAACGCTGAAAGGTTGACAGGGGAACCCTCCGGAGATGATATCAAGTCTTCCAGAGTAAGTTGTCGCGTCGAACTCTTTGATGTCTCCGTATTGTTCTGCATTGGGGAAGTGGTGCTTGAGGACTTTGCGTGGGAACTCTTCCCACTCGCAATTGAAGAGGTTGGTGAACCCTGACCATTCAGCCGCGAGGTCAAATCCTCCGATTCCTGAGAATAGTGAGCCATGAGTCATGGGTGTAAGATTCTGCCCTCAACATCCCGCGCGATATTCTCCAGGGTCTCTTTGTCGTATGGGGTCATGGGAAGAACCCGCTTCACGAGGAAGGGATCGCCCCCAAAGTGCTGGTGTTCAAATTTCTCTTTCCTGTCTTGTTTGAGGAATTGGCGGATGTTCTCCGCTATCTTCTCGCGTTCCGTTGTAGTGTAACTCATTCTGTTTCGTTTATTAGCTTCTGAAGCTCTGCAAGCATCCGACGGTTGCACGAACTGCATTGACTTGCTTGGGTGTTCGTTCCTGTGACCTTCGAATAGAGCTTCGCGAGCTGTCCGTTTGTTCTGAATTGGTTCTCTGTTTTGAGAAAGGTCTTGATTGCTTCGAGGTCTGCTTGTTTGATTTCTGCTTCCCACTTACCGAGAGGACAGGAGGCAACCTTGAGACGGGTCTTCGTGGGCATATGACAGCCGCACAAATCCGAGTCGGTGAAGGCTTCTGTCACGAGGTCTCCGCAACTCTTGGTCTTGTCGACGAAGTGTTCGCAGCCTTTGCAGATATTAAGTCGGTCAGTCCTCTTTTGTGCCGTTACGAAGAACATCTTTC